CATTTTTTATCACCAAAAACTACAAGATCAATCCAATCACCAATCAGAAATGCAGAATTAACTCCTATCACATGACGGTTGTGTAATGGTTCAAGATATTTAGAGTATGCATTCGGAGTGAGTGATTTATTTAAAACTTTTGTCACTACCGATTTTGGAACATTAAACTGCTTCGGTATAGAAGGACCTCCTCCTATGATCCAAACCGTCCCATCTTTCCATATTTTAGGTATTTTCCAGCTCATTACTCTAATTTTTTTATCATTGCATCCGCTTCATCTTTATCCAAAGGCTGTGTATTTAGAACCTTTCCAGAAGGACCAAGTATATCATATTTGCCATTTGAACGGCCATTTAATGTATATGTTCCTTTGATTTGTTTTTCTTTTACGACAGCCTCGTCAAAAGTCTTTTTAGGATTAGCAGGTACAATTACATCTCTGAAATTTTCCGGTATCTGTGAAGGAAAGGCCCAAAATTTCTGATTAGGTTTGATAATACGCCCATCCATATAAAGAGAACCTCCTCCTTTTTTCACAAACTGCGTTTTTCCTTTTGCCATGATTAGTTATTAAAAATTAAATCGCTTGATTAGCGAGTCAGTCATTACGACATATGTACTATTCCACACTGTGAACTCTGATCTGAACGGATCTGAGGCACCTGGATTGTGAATACTTTAAACTTATTTACAAAGTTTCCTTCAGTAGCCCACTGTACGTTAGTCAGTCCAATACCTTGAACCAGGCGAACAGTCTCTTTTTGCATCTGAACTAAAGCTACGTTACTATCAGGCAGGTAATCGCTTACAGCTACCTCTTCAATACCGTCCAGTTTCATAATCCTTTCACGGATAGTCAATACAGATGTTCCGGATGTGCTGTAATCATCATCCAAACGGCTCTCGAAATTCCCAGGTACATACAATTTAAAAGGTCCGTACTGGTAATCAGCAATAGCTGCTGCTTTCATTGCACGTACACTCTCGTAAATCTCAGCCGGTGTAGTAGCGGATTCACTAGCCCAATCACCATAAGTTGATAACGTGACAGTGTTCCTATCCGGATGGTTAATGTATGAATAAATAGTATTACGAGAACGATCATCTGTTTCACCAAACGCATAAGTAGTATTAGTGAACAGCATACTTTCCAGTTTACGAGCTACTTTATCAGCAGCGTGTTCAGCACTTGTGGTATCCAGTGGATTGCCAAGTGAACGGCTGGCCTCTAATGCCCTTGCGTTGATTTCATAGTCAACGTGAATTATCGGGATAGGCAGGTAATTGAACTGATAAACAGGTCTGTCACCTCTTGATTTTGAAACACCATCCATTGTAAGGCTGGCCTCCATTGAATCATTTACATCATGCCATTCCAGAACTGTTGTTCCCATTGCATTTCCGAGCGACATTGTAAGTCCTCTGGAAATAAGGTCATTTACTCCTCTCATTCGAGAGCGTCCGGTTTCTACTATTGCAGAATCAAGCTGTTTCCATTCATCTCTACGCAATGTTCCTGCGTTGACCTGAAGGTTATTGTATGATTCCACTTTTTTAGGATCACCACCGTTATAGGTAGTTATCCACATACTCCCGTTCTGAGCTATCCAGGGCCGCATTGCACCAACATTCAGATTACCGTTAATCATCATTTGTTGTGCTACTTCACCCTCTGCTACTCCATTTTGAAAATTGATAAAATCCATATTTGCTTTCATAATATATTCCTCCTTATTTATACGATTTTAACAACTATTCTACCAGCAGCAGTGTTCGCAGATGCACTTAGGTCAACAGCTTCAGTAGCAACAGCTACAATCTGAAGTCCATATACTGTGATTGCATCATCTGAATCAGCAGTATCAGCAACGTATTTCTGTAACTGTCCATTACCAGCACTCTCTAAATAATCACCGATAACCACGGTTTCTCCATCTTTCAACAGAGCGTAAACCTCGTCACCCCGACCAGGTACCCAGCACTGTAATTTTGCAGATGCAGCATAGTTTGTTGCGATTCCATTGCCTTGCAACTCATCTTCTAATGCAAAGATTGGAAAAGCATTCCCTCCAGCAGTAGCGTGAGCTTTCACAGCACCCGTACTTGTTAACTCCAATAAATAACCGGGAGTAACAGCTACGGCTGTTGCAGTGTATTCTTCGACTACATCAGAATACTTCTTGATTTTAATTGTGTTATAAGCCATAATTTATTAAATTAATCAAGTTCAACTCCTGTTGGAAGTAACATTTCATCTCCTCCAACTTTTTTGTGTTCAATACGACCTCCGAATGCAGAGCGATTAACTTGTGGTTTAACCATTTTGGCAAGTTTCTCCAGATTGTCAATACTCATACTTTCGAGTTCTTCTTTAGTCCAAGAATTGTTTTCATAGTTTATCACCGTAGCAATAAACTCATTTCTTTTTTCTTGGTGTAGTACAAGACCAGCTCTGAACGGTTCCCTCATTTCTTTAGGAACTATATTCAGAAAGTCCTCAGTGCTTTTAATAGATCCCTTTAAAGCCTCTAATGCTTGTTCGTTAGTGATCACGGATGGTTTTTCAACCGTCTTATTGACGATCACTTCCTTCTCAACAACAGTAGGCTCAAACAACGCTATCTGATCTTCGGTCAAACCCTCCAACCATTCACGATGCTTTTCGGTAAATTTTGATTGCTCATTGGCAATCAGACTGTCCACTTTTTCAGGACAGCACTTTTTACTTTCACTCATGTTATTAAATTTATAATTAAAAGAATTAACACGAATCCCACAGCCATCCGTGATAGAACACGCACCAATCCCGTTGGGCAAGATTGCGAGATGGTCAGGCGTTAGATTCCTTGCTATTTTATTATATTCTATGTTATTAAATTCTCCTTTTTCTGCATATTCTGTTGCAAATACTCCAATGCTTACCTCAACAGTTCTGCTATTCTGTATTTCTTCTAGTGCTAAAGGAGATAAAGCGGTCAGCTTTTGAACATCCAGCCATGCCTCCCCTTTTAGCATATTGCCATCAATTCGCACTCGTTTAACTACTCCTGTATTGTAATTTTCAATTACTCTTGGATCGTTGGCAGATACATACATCCCATCAGCCATAGGGTGATTTACAGTAACAGGTCTGTTCTCCCATTCTGGAATACTTTTTTCAAGCTCATCTGATAAATGAAGTACCGGTCCACTACTTCCACTATGAACACCCTCTACCATCATAGTGATAGGTACAACCAAATACTCTCTACCTTCTGATTTGACTACTCTTACTTGGTAGTTATCGACTGATTGTAAAAATATGTCTATTGTTTTTTCCATAACTATACATTTATTGGTAATGCTATACATCTACATTGCGGATGGGCAGGTATCATATTCTGAATCTCGTCAAGTGAGTAAATATTACCCTCCATTCCTGAACACTGACTACATACACGGTTATCTCCTGCCGTTACCCATTCTGCTTTTACACTTACCCCTTCTACACCCCAGTTCCGATATTCCTGTATCATTGCCTGATGATGCGAGCGTATTATTTCTGTCCGAGCAAGTATTTCTGCTCTTCTGCGTGCTGGAATAAATCGACCTAAATCATCTGTAAGATCGAGTTTACCTATTCCTGTAACTATTTTAACCATCTTTCTTGCAAGCAATCGTGGACCATCACCATCTGCAATGCCTTGTGATAAGATACGGCTGATTTGAGTATCCATTGTTTTTGTAATGCCTTTCAGATCATTAAATACTCTTGAATAAAGTATGCCTACCCTGTCAATATGAAAAGGACCATTAATCGCTGGCTGGTAGCCTCCCGCCTCCGGTAACCCTTGTAATCCATGACCAGCAGATTTCATTTCGTACCTTGCCCTCATTACTCCACGATTATAAGAGTCAGTTATGTAGCGATCTGTCCACGCTGCATTAAGAGCCGTTCCTACCTGTCTTTGATTTCCTACTTGCAAAATGCCGTTCTCTATTTGTGTATCCAGCCATTTCATAAACTCATCTATCTTTGCCTGGGAAGTCTTAAATGCAAATTCACCAGGAGCAAGATTTACATACATACGATTTGTTGTTTTTAATCCGAATACGTCTTTATCCACAATAGCTTCCCTTATGGCTCTTGCCAGGTCATTGAACCTGTTACGCATATCACGAACAAAAGCACTCCTTAAAGTCTTTGTCCGTGTAGGATCAATTTTCTTTGCATTGACCTGTAATGTTACTCTTGTAATCGTATGTTCACAAATGTCACACATCTAATTCATCATCTGTTAAATCCTGTTCCGTGTCTATTGCCTTTTGCATTTCGCCTATCATCTCAATTTGATCTTCATTAAATCCCATTAGATACTGCAAGAACGCCTCTTGTGGTAAGATCATTTCAGCAGCCGGATTACTGGCATATTCCCTTAATGCCGATGCTTTTATTTTTCCGAGTTCTGCTTTGTCTTTATCTCCCATAGAGAATAGATCCTCCCATTCTATTGTGTAATCTTCTTTTGGCTCTGGCAGCACTTTATATTCAATGCACTTATCTACAAATGCACGTATTATTTCCGGTTCTGCAAACTCCTCTCTCCTTCCTTTCACATAGTTCAACCATTCGTTTTGATCCTGGGAGCTTGCCAACTCACCACGTTCTGATCCTGTAAGTATTCTCTTTGGTATTCCTGTTACTGCTGATATTAATGTAATTTGAATATCGAAATGATTTGACGGATCGGCTATTTGTTGAGCCAACGCTTTTAGATCTATTCCTTCGTTTATAAGTATTCGCCTTAAATTATGCTCAAATTCATCTATCTGTGATTGCAGTCCCTCCAGCGTTTCTGTGGTCATTTGATAACCTTCTTTCAGTGATCCGGCATAACCAGGTCTTGCTCCACGCCAAAACATCTCAGCATCACCACCTACAATTTTCTGTAAATCCATTAATCGGTTAAATATAGCCTGCAACCTCGGTGTTCCTTCAATATCACTTTCCAGAGTATCATCACATACGTGCAGGATTCGTGAATAATGTACAAGTATGCTTGATGAACTGCCACTTGCATCTACCAATCCTAATTGATAAAGTTCCGGTAGTCCATACCGTTCTGACTTTGGATCGTTATCGTACTTTTGAATTGTGGCTGTATTGTCAGAAAATGATTTCACATACTCCAGGGTTACTTTTCCTTCAACCGGATTTGCAAACTCTTCATTTACCTGTACATCCGAAAAACCCAAAAGCATTACACCGTACTTATGTAATCCGGTTAGTTTATCAAGTTGTATAAACCGAGTTTTTAGTTTCAGCTTTTTCTGTAACTCATCAAATTCCTTTTCCAATGAGGTCTGTTCATCATCAGTGGATTCTATTACTTTTATATCTCCTCGCCAAGTAGCTTTTATCGGTCTGTCTATTACTGCTTTTGCTATGTCTTGCCGTGAATACCGGTTGTAATAATCGTCAAATGTTATATCTTTCTTATAACCAAGTGCCTCATATATATCCCTATCACCACCATACGATTGGGTACCGAGTTGAGCAGATAACAATGCACGCTGGGTTAATACGCTAAATAACTGCAATACCTCTTGCTCTTTATATGTTTTCATATTCTGCTGCCCTCCTCTTTAATGATTTCTATTGCAACCTCTCCTGGTGCAACCCTGCTATCAGTTGCGGTCAGGTAAAGCCAGAATTTCCATTTCTTTACTACCTCAGTAGTAGTTCCAAGTGGACTACCTTGTATCAGATCATAATAAAACGAGTATGTAGCTGCATCGTGTGTTCCTGACCAGCTTCCTGTTGTACCGTCCGGTTTTTCATATTTAATTACTCCGGTTGATATGCTTGCCGGATTAATATCTGTTGTGCCATCCGTATCACAATAGTACAACCGTACTCGTAGCCAATCCTGTGTTTCAAATAGTGTTGCCATTTTATACTTTTGAATATTTTTTCATTTCTATATCAACTTCTGAGTAATTCGCCTTTTCAATAGTGACCTCTGAATAGTAACCTTTCTCTATTGTCACCTTTGAATAACCGCTATATATCTCGCCTAATGTTACTAATTTACCATCCGTTGCATAACCTGTCAATACAAATACACCTGTATCTGCAATCATTGTTACATCTCCGGTGCTATGAATTAGATCTGCTGCATTACCAATTAAATCAAATGTAGATTTGACCGCTTGTAATGCTAATTGTTTTGTAAGATTTACATTCGGAGTAGTTAGATTAAATGAGCCTACCTCTGATTGTATTATATATCCCCGTTTTAAGGTAATTGTGATACCTGTTAACGTAAATGTCTGATTAGGAGCAGCATCAATACTCCTACTGGCATATATTGTATTGCTAATCCCTGTTAACGTAAATACAACAGTATCAGCAATCATTGTTATATCAGCACTTGTATCTGCGGTTAATGTGGCAGCATAACCTGTAAGAATAAACGTTTGTTGTGTACAGTCTAACGTATAACCATGTTTTAATTCAACGGCTACTCCACTTAAAGTAAACGTTTGATTAGGACTGGCATCCAGGATAAGTTGTTTTGTTAATCCAGTTGCATATCCTGTTAGAACGAATGAACCTGTTTCTGCTATTAACGCTCCAGTTGTAGATAAATCGGCTGCAATTCCAGTGAGAACAAATGTCTGATTCGGTGTAGCATCTAAAGTGTAATTACGCTGCAAATCAAACAACGCTGCTATTCCCGTTAACGTGAAAGTCTGATTCGGTGTAGCATCTAATATACGGCCCACATACAATGTAGTTGCTATTCCACTTAATATGAAAGTCTGATTAGGAGAAGCATCTAACGCACTGTATGCTATTGGAAAATTAACTGCATAGCCTGTTAAAGAAAATGATTGGTTGGGTGTTGCATCCAGTATCGCACCTGCCAATAAATTTACTGCAATGCCTGTTAAAGTAAACGTCTGTTGTGGAGTAGCATCCAGAGTGTAATGTCTTTGAACTACAAAATTAG